AGAGGAGCAAACGATAAGACTGGAACAGGCAAGAATAGCTAGGGAAGCAGAAGAAAGGCTAGAGCTTGAAAGGCAAAGGCTTGAGCAACAAAGAATAGCTAGAGAGATAGAAGAAAGAGCCAGATTAGAGCAAGAGAGACTAATTCAAGAACAGGAAGCATTACAATTATTACAACCAGTTCAAATATTAGTACCAGAGATTCCAGTAGAATTACCGATGTTAGATCTTCCACATTTAGAAGAGGTACAACCTGATATTGTATTAGCAGCACAAGAAATTCATCAGGATATTCAAGAGCCTTTAGAACCTATTGCTATAGATCATGTAGAACCTGAACCATTACATCCTATAGCAGAAGTTCAAATAAATGAACAAGAGGTAATAGGTAATGAAGAAATATTAGAACAACCTTTACATGTAGACCCTGAGCCTCAATTATTACCTCTCCTTCACGTAAAAGAGCAACCAGCTGAAATAATAGTTGCTGCTCCTTTGGAACAAGAACAAGTAGAACATCTGCAAGAAGAAATAATAGAACCAGTTATTATTCCCGCTCAACCAGAAGTTATACCTCCAGTAGAAGTGCCTGCTGAAGTTCAACATATAGAAGAACATCACCAAGAACCAGAAATACCGGAAGCTCAAGAGCCATTAGCACCGATAGCACAACGTTTAATTGTGCAAGTACAAGGAGGAGGTGAAGAAAGTGATTTTGAAGATCTGGATTATGTCTCTGATTTTTCTGATCTTCTAGACGCAGAAGAAGAAGAATATATTATGGTAGGATTAGCTGGAAAACATCAGGAACTTTAATTTTTACGATTTTTTAAGGGGTATAAGAAAGTGTGATAAACTAAACATAATAAATTAATTCGGTATTCTATTATGTTAAGAAAAAGTTTATCCATTACCTTGCTAGGTATCATATTATTATATAATTCTATAGCTTTAAGTAAGGATTTTTATATAACAATACCACTTACTATTAGTAACATCGTCTCTGTAAAAGAAAAAAATCATTCTGAAAATTTTAATCTAACTCATGAGTCTGCAATATCACCTGTATTCGGCGCTGGATTAGGTTACTACATAAATAATAATTCAAGAGTAGAATTGCTTTTTGAAAGCTTGAATTTTTTATTTAATGATCAAACAGGCAATTTTAATTTTCTTGAAGATGAAGTTTATACTATAGGAACTAAATCAGTTAAAAGAAGAGTTTTTGGTAAGTCTTTAAAATTCAATTATTACTATAATATTTTACATAAAGACGTTTTCCAGATTTTTATTGGTGCTGGAATAGGAGGAGCGCAGATTAAAGAAAATAAATCTTTTCTGGTTTCCGGTCATTTCATAGACGGGGGAGATTTACGTTCTTTTCCACCAGTAATTAAAAATGCTAGAAGTGCCAAAACAACTAATTTTACTTATTCCTTAATGGTTGGAACAAGTAAAAATTTCAACTCCATAGGTCATTTTGATCTGACTTATAGCTGGAGAGATTACGGCAGGATAAAAAATAATAATGTTTCTAGTAGATATAAAGGTCATCACTTTTCTTTAGGTGTAAGATTTGATCTTTAGTCTATGCAAGTAGATTTAGCCACCAGTTCCTTAATAACTCCTGAGGAACTGGTCAAAGCAAGAAATTATTTAAGTGTTTTAGAAGCTAGTTGTTCCTTATATGATTTTCTAAAACAAGCATGGCCTATAATAGAAGGTAAAACGCCTTTTATTGATGGGTGGCATATTCAGGCAATTTCTGAACATTTAGAAGCTTGTTATAAAAGAGAAATCAAGAATTTGCTAATAAATATACCTCCTCGAACCGGTAAAACCAATTTAATATCAGTAGCTTTTCCTGCGTGGGTATGGATACATAACCCAGAGGAAAAGTTTATGTATGCCTCTTATGCAAGTTCCTTAACGATAGAACATTCCTTGAAATGTAGACGGCTTATTGAGTCTGACTGGTATCAGAAAAACTGGGGGAGTTTATATCAATTATCCAAAGATCAGAATGCCAAGAGTTTTTATGATAATAATAGAACTGGTTATCGTATAGCTACTTCTGTAGGCGGTACTAGTACTGGAAAAGGCGGCTCGATACTGATCGTTGATGATGGCAACTCTGCTGCTGATGGAGCTTCAGATGCAAAACGGGAAGGGGCTAATAATTGGTGGGATCAAGTATGGTCAACTCGTTTAAATAATCCTAAAAAGGATATTCGTATTGTTGTGCAACAAAGAATACATGAAAACGACATGTCTGGTCATATTATGGCTAATGATGATGGAGGCGAGTGGGTAAAATTGATTTTACCTATGGAATTTGAAGAAAAAAGGCGCTCAAGAACGATAGTTTTATCAAGTACTAATGGTCAAATATGGGAAGACCCAAGAGTAAAAGAGGGACAATTACTCTGCGTAGATCGATTTTCTGAAAAAGAAATCAACAAATATAAAAATGAACTTGGTTCTTATGGTTATGCAGGACAATATCAGCAAAGACCAGCACCTGAAGAAGGCGGAATAATTAAAAAACCTTGGTTTTGTTGGTGGAAAGATAGCACGCCTCCTGAAATTGAGTTTGTAATCCAGTCGTGGGACACTGCCCTTACTGCAAAAGATGTTTCAGCTTATTCAGCATGTACTACATGGGGTGTATTTTACGATCACAACTACGTAGAAAACGTTATTTTGTTATCCATGTGGCGGGATAGGATAGAATACCCCGAACTTAGAGAGATGACAAAGCGATTATATTTCGATTATAGAGACACTGGCAAAGTTAGAAATCCTTTATTTAAAGGACGGCCAGTTGATATGTGCCTTATTGAGGCCAAAGCTTCAGGTGATCCATTGATTCAAGACTTAGCGCTAGCAGGAATTAGGGCTATTCCTTTTGTTCCTAATAAATACGGCGATAAAATCCAAAGAGTAAGGTTAATTACCCCTTTAATTGAGGGAGGAAGAGTCTGGTTACCGGCTAAACCTCCGTCTTATGACAAATTATTGCCTTTCGCTGATGAATTTATAGAATCCGTAGCTTGTTTTCCTAACGCTGAGTCTCGTGATTTAGTTGATACCATGACTCAAGCCTTGTTAAAACTGAAAGATGGTCAATTTTTACGTCATCCTAAAGACGAACGACCAAGTCCTCCTTCTCATAAAGAAATAAAGGTGTATTAACTAAACTAGTAGTTGATTTTTAACAGAAATATGATATATAGTCCTCTATTTTGTATTTATAATTCGGTTAAAACATCAGTATGGGTAAAAAGGACAGTAGAGTTGAGACATTTAATAAGTTTATCGGTAACAAAATATTTTCTTTAAGACTTGGAAAAGGAATATCACGTCATGAATTGTCAAAATCAATAGGGGTTACCCATCAACAACTACAAAAATATGAAAGAGGCGAAAATCGGGTTTCAGCAGCTCGTCTGATTTTAATAGCAAAAGCTTTAGATGTAATTCCTGCTTATTTTTACGAGGAAGTTGAAGTTGCTAATAATGAAGAACTGATCACCCAACACCAAAGAATGTGCCTTGAAGTTTCCCGTAACTTTATGAAAGTAATTAATCCGGAACATCAAAACATAATTAATCAATTTATCAAGACAGTAGCAAAGGTTAATTAATACTTAAAATTGTTTATTACAAACTCGTCTAATAAATCTTTTGTCAGTCTTTCTGTTAATCTGTTTTTGTATTTATTAATACTTAAAATAGGTAGTTTTTCTTTTATAAAAAACTTATCTAGGTCTAATGGTTTTTGAGCAATCGTAACTAGGAAGAAAATCGGTAAAGTCTTTGTTTCCGGTTTTGGTTGATATGTTCTGAAAATCTGGGCTATCTCTGGCTTATGTTCTAAAAATTCTATTTTAGTTCCTACAATTATATGCTCTTTTTCCTGCCTTAGAACATAGTATTTATCTAGCTTTTCAAGGTTTTTTACGAATTTTTCAAGAATTTCTAACATGTGGTATAATTTTAATTAAAGTTTAAAGTTATGCTTAGATGAAAACTACTTCAGATAATATCAGAAAAATAGAAGATTTAGAAGATGGTTCTAGTGTTTATGAAATCGGTAACCCAGTTCCTGAAGAAACTGGCTCTGAAAGTTTTTATCAAAATCTAGCTGAAGACTTTTCTGAAGAAGGTTTAAAAAAACTTTCAGCTTTTTTAATTGAAGCAATTGAGAAAGACAATGAATCCAGAAAAAACTGGATAGAGTCAGTTGAAAAGGTAAAACAATATTTAGGTTTTGAAATTGAAGACCTGGAAAACGTGCCTTTCCGTCAAGCTACCAGAACCTTTGATACAACCCTTGCTAATTCCTTGATTCGTTTTTATTCCACAGTTAGAGCTGAGTTATTGCCTCAGTCAGGCCCAACCGGTTTTAAAATTAACGGGATGGAAACAGAGGAAATGTTAAACAAAGGCGAAAAGGTAAAAGATTGGCTTAACTATTATCTAACTGTTATTGATAAATCGTATTATTCTGATTTTGAAAGGTTTTTATTATACCTTGGTTTATATGGTAGCGGATTTAAAAAGGTTTATTACGACAAAATACTTGAGCGTCCTATAAGCCGTTTTATTATGCCGCAGGATTTTATAATTGATAGTGATTGCACTTCAATTATGGAGTCAAATCGTTTAACTCATGTTCTTCATCTTTCAAAAAGAGAAATTATCTTAAATCAGCAAAATAATATTTATAGAGATGTAGAACTTCCTTATCTCAAAACTTTGGAGATCAATGAAAACGATGATAATGACAATTATTTAAACAAGTTAAAAAAGGACGTTGACCTTGATGTATATACAAAACGCTCTTTATTCCCTATTTATGAAATTCATACTTACTTGAATCTAGATGAGTACAATAAAAAGGATAGTTTTAGCAAAAAAGACAATACAGTCCCTCTTCCTTATATTGTAACTATTGACAAAATCTCTCGGGAAGTTTTGTCAATCAGAAGAAACTGGGCCGAAGATGACGAAACACAAACAAGGGAGAATTATTTTATCCAATATAATTATCTTCCAGGCTTCGGTATTTATGGTCTTGGGCTTGCTCATCTTATTGGCTCAAATTCGATTACGCTTACAAAACTCCTTCGGCAATTAGTTGATGCCGGAACATTTAAAAACTTACCAGCAGGCTTGCGTGCTAAAGGATTTAAACAACAACAGAACGATATAATTGTAGGACCTGGTGAATTTGTAGAAGTTGACACAGGCGGCATTCCACTTGCGGAAGCCTTTATGCCTCTTCCTTATTCTGAGCCGTCAAATGTACTTAGAGAGCTTAGAAATGAAATAATGAATCAAACCAAGGAACTTAGCTCAACAAGTGAAATGGGAATGCTTGATTCTAAAGAAGATATTGCCACTGGGACTGTAATGGCTTTTTTAGAAACACAGAATCGTATTCAGTCTACAGTGCTTCGTTCAATTCATTATTCCTTAACTTATGAATTACAGTTAATTAATAAACTCTTTAGCAAAACCATAACAGTCCAGCAGTTTAATGTTAACCAAAGTCAGCAAGAAATAACTTCCAGTGATTTTAGCGATGAGATAGCAATTATTCCTGTTTCTGATCCTGCTACCAATTCTACTGTTCAAAGAATAATGAAAGCTAGGGCAACAATGGAAGTAGCAATGCAAGCTCCAGAGCTTCATGATTTACGAAACGTTTTTGCTATGGTTTACAAAGCGCAAGGACTTGATACACAGGAAATAGACGGTATTTTAAAACCACCGCCACCACAAGAAGAAGAAACACTACCTCTTGATCCTATTAATGAAAATGTCAACGCTTTAAAAGGTTTACCGATTAAAGCTGCTATCTGGCAAGAACATGCTGCTCATAAGCTTATTCATGGTGAGTTTGCAAAGCAAAACCCTGACTTACAACCGATTTTACTTGCTCATATAAAAGAGCATGAAGCATTTGAATATTTAATACAGATGCAGCAGTTACTAGGGTACGAATTACCACCGCTTGAGCAAATACAAGACCCACAAGTTCAGAATACTATTGCGTTAGCAATTGCAAATGTATTACCAGAAACTGCCCTAGATCAAACCCAAGCTCAGGTTGATCCAAATGCCCTGCTTATGGCCGATATACAGCAAAAACAAGCAGAAACTGCGGCTAAAGAAAGAATAGCTAACTTAAAAGCTGAGACAGATATTTTCAAAGCACAACTCGATTTTGAAAAAGAAAAAGCCAAGATAGAGTCCAATGAAGATATGGCGAAGTTAAAATCAGAAACCGAATTAACCAAACAGGAGTATTCAAATGGAAATTACTAAAAACATGAAAGCCGGCTATCAAGGTAAACGTGATGCTATGAGAGCAAAAGCTGAAAAACTGCTTAACCATCCAGGATATGCAAAGGATGTTTATTATTCAAAATCCTGCGCTGATAAAGAAGAAATCAGGCCTTACAAAACAGGTGGTCATGTAAAGAAACACAAGGAGCATGAAGAAATGGAATCTAAAAAATACGAAAAAATGGAACATCGTAAAAGTGGTGGCCAAATGAAAAAAGATAAAGACTGTCAAAAATTTGCTATGGGAGGAGTAGCTAAAATTCGCCATGAAGAAGCAACCTCTCAAGGTTTACCAAAAAAGTTCAAGAAAAAATCATTAAGGGAAGTTCTATAAATGCAGATGATTTCTATTCAGATAATAGAAGCTTTAAATGAAGCAAGAAAAGAATTAGAGCAGACTGTAACCGATGGGAACATGACTACTTACGACAATTATAAATACTATATAGGCCGTATTCATGGTTTAAAACATGCGGCCGAGATTTGCTATACCACAGTAAAAAGGAGTAACGATGATTAAAAATATCGATGAAATTTTAAAAGATGATCCAGGAATTGATTTTGACAACTATTCGTTGGAAGAAGAAATAGCTAAATACGATGGGGTTGAGCCAGTTGGTTATCAATTATTAATACGGGTATATGTACCTAAAAAGATAAAACAGCTAGGAAATATTTTATTACCAGATGAATCTATTAATAAATTAAACCAAGATGCTAAATTTACTAATTTAACTGGTTTAGTAGTAAAAATAGCTCCTGGTGTATATAAAGATCAAGAGCGTTATAAGTATACTGGCCCATATTGCCAAGTAGGAGACTGGATACAGTTTGCAAGAGCGAGCGGTCATAGTTTTGCTCATAACGGGCTTACCTCAATTTATATGATTGAAGATTATGTTTTAGGAAAAGTTAAAGACCCAAGAACTATTACAAGAATTACAGCTTAAGTCAAGTTTAGGAGAAGTGGAATTTGACCAATCTTGACTTAAGCTGCGAACGTCCAATTTGCTAATTAACAAACGGAGTGAGAATGAATATATCACCAGAAATATCTATAGACAATCAAGAACAACAAATACAGGAAGATAACACTGGTCTTGCTGAAATTCAAGCTGCTTTAGAGGAAATAGAAAAACTAAAAAATTCCTCTAGCGAAGAAGAAAAAGAAATTGAAAACATAGAGGAAGAAAAGGAAGAGCCGGAGGAAACACAAGGGGCAACCGAAGAAGAAATAGAAGCCCCTAAAAAGAAAGATAAAAAACTCTGGAAAGAAATAAAACGTAAATATCAGGTAATGGCCGAAAAGGAAGCGTTGGTTAAAGAAAACGCGCAACTTCGCCAAATGCTTGAGGAATCTTTAAGCTCAGGTACTTACCACTATGGCAAAAGTGCTCATGCCGAGCTTGAGAGAGCCAAGGAAAACAAAAAAAGAGCTATTGAAGAAGGTAACATTGACGCCCTTATTGAAGCTGATCTTGCTTTAACTAAAGCTATGAACGCTATAAACGACCTTGAGAAATGGGCTTATACAGGAAATACAAAAAAAACAGAAAATCCTACCCCTGTAAATAATAGTTTGGATTACGGCGAAACTGAAACTGAGATAATTGCTGATTGGCTTGATGATCATCCATACTTACAACCTACTAATTCTAAATATAACCCGACTTTGGCAAATCAGGTAGCGGATTTTGTTAATCGTTTAGACAACCAGATAGCTCGCAGCGGTCAGAAAGAAACTTATTTTTCAGAAGAATATTTTGGCGCAATAGATAATTACATCACAGAACTCAAAAAAGGTGCTGGAAAAGCCGCTAAAACCGCAGAGCAAGCCGCACATGTAGGAGGAGTAAGAAACTCTTATAGCTCATCACCGGCTAATAAAAGTAATGCTTCAAAGCAGATGATCTTAACAGCTGATGAAAAAAGAATGTGTGCTAACGCAGGTATTAAAGAAGAAGAATGGCTTAAGTACAAATTGGAAGATTTAAAAAAAGGTAAATAATCATGACACGCAATAATAGGGAAGTTGAAACAAGAACACATGAAATGAGAGAAGTATATGATACTGAATATACAAGTCCACTCGCTATTCCGCCAGGAGTAAAAAAAGACGGCTACTCTTATAGATGGGTAAATACAGGGATAAAAGGAGTTGAAAATCACAGAGTTGAAGAGATGGCAGCTAAAGGTTGGACAATTGTGCCGGCAGATAGAGCACCGGGATTCTGTTTTGATCCATTAGGGCGAAACCCAATGTATAAACAGTTTATTTGTTATAAGGACGTAATCCTTATGGAACGTCCGGAAGCTTATTGCAAACAGGCTACCGAGGCTTTTAACAAATATAATGACAATAGGATTAAATCTCTTCGGGGAGTTAGTAATGATATCGGTAGTTTTTCAAAACCTCTTAATTCTATAAATAGTTTTTAATATGGCTTATACCTTATTAACCGGTACTACTGTTTATCCGGCACAGGTTTCTTATCAATTAATCAATTTAACAGACAATATAACATTATCTTGGCCTTCTTCTTTTACTTCATCGATAGTAGCTGCTGGGTATAATGACGTGTTACCTACCGCAGATGGTTATATAATTACACTACCTGATGCAACCTTAGGCGCTATTGGTAGTGATACAATTTTTAGTAATGTCTCTGTTTATGAATTTGATATACATACAAATGATGGGGTTTTTCTGCATACAGTAAACCCTGGTGAGATTGTAGATTTTAAATTATATGATAATTCCACAAACGCGGGTCTCTGGCGAATTATCCCATTCGGCGGCGGATATAACGGAATAGTATCGTTTACTGCACAAAGTACTGATAATACTATAGTTATTACAAATGGTAATAACGTTCAACCACCAGGGGCTACAATTAATTTTCAATTACCGACTTCTATTACAAATCTTAATAACGTCGCTACAACTGGTTTTCCGGTTATAAAGACTACTGGCCCTTTAACATGGGGAACAGTACAACTTGTTGCAGGTACTAATATAGCAATCACAGACCCAGATGGAATTAATGCAAGTCCTGTTATTAATTTAAATGATAATGTGGCCGGTCTTGCCTCTTTGCAGGTAGGAAGTCTTGAGATGACAGGTTCAGAATTAACTACTACCGCAACAGATGGAAATGTTTTAATTACAAGCGATGGTGATGGCTTTGTAATTATTAATGATGTTACAATTGATACTAACGGCAAGATGGTTGTAAATGGTGAACTTGATGTAACAGGAACTTTTACAAGTCCTTTTACTCCTAAAGCTTGGTGTACATTTACAGATATTTTAACTTTATCATCCAATGACATTACCTTAGAAGCAAGTGCTAATGTTTCTTCTGTTACAGGTGCAAATGGAATCTATACAATAAATTTTACTACTCCGTTATCAACTGTAAATAATTATGGAGTACTAATTACCATGGGAACTACTGGTGGTACGTTACCTTTTGTTTCTCATGGTTTCTGGACAGTAAGAGAGGCGAATTATGTAACAATTTCTATTGTTGATGCCAGCGGGCAATTAGTAGCATCTGCTCCTCAAGGAGTAACTGTAATGATCATGTCTACCTGATTTTTATGAAAAAAATAAAATTAAAAAAAATATGTTATAATAACTATTAATAGTAAAAAAGTTTCTACGAAACTAGAAAATCGTAAAACCTCGGTTCTTCCTTATCCATAAAAGGATATCAAGTCAGGCGAGACTCTAAAACGTCTATACTTGGGTCATTTAATCTTCCCCTCTAAAGATTTTAAAAATCATAATAGTTTCTACGCAACTTAAAAGCGTCCGCAGGGTTTGGCTTTCTTATCCAAAAAGAATCTTAAGTAAATTTTTTATTAAAACAAATTTAAAGAGGTTTTTATGGCTTACGGAGTCAATGCTCCTTTTGGATTACAACCAATTTCATCTATTAGCGGTGGTAGCTGGACTGAAAAAGTAAATGAATACTATATTTACGCAAGTGCTGATGGGGCTACAACTTATGCTACATCTATTTTTACAGGTGATCCTGTAATATGGAATCCTGCTGCTGCAACTACTATATCCGCTATTCCTACAATAGCTAGATATCCAATAGACACTGCAACTGTTGCAAATGAAACAACTCCTGTCTTGGGAGTTTTCATGGGTTGCGAATATTTTTCAACTAATACAGGTACTAATAATTTAATTAAATCACCTTATTGGCCTGCAAGTACTGTAGTTATGCCTGGAACATTCATAAAAGCATTTGTAATTGATGATCCAGATGTTGTTTGGGATATTCAGGTTTCTACTGCTACTAACGTTGCTAATGATGCACGTTTTGGTGGTACTTCTAACCAAGCGGCTACTTTGGCTTATATGGGACAAAATTTTGCTTTTGGACTTGGAGCTGGCGGTGGAAATCTATCACCTCAAAATCCTACTAGTGGATCAACCAGAACTGGGCAATCAGCTATTTACTTAAATATGGTTGGAACAACTGCTACTAACCGACTTTTAGCAACTTTACCTTTAAAAGCGCTTGGTTACACACAAAATCCTAACAACTACATTTACGAAGCTGATGGAACAACTGCACGTCAATTTTTAAATGTAAGAGTTGTAATTAATAACCATGTTTACAGGGTTGGAAACCTTGGAACTACCCCATCTTAATTAGAAAGAGAGGAATAATATTATGATTAATACCGGTCAAATTGCTCAGTTACTACGTCCTGGATTAAAAGCGGTTTTTGGGCAATATCCAACATATCCTGAACAATGGACAGAGATATTTAAAACTTACCAATCCGACAAATATCAGGAAATCGAAGTAGAAATGAAATACCTTGGTGCTGCTGATATTAAACCAGAAGGTCAACCAATTGCTACTGACTCAATGGGTCAAAGGATTGTAACTAACTATATTCACAAAAGAGTTGGTTTAAGCTTTACAATCACAAAAGAAGCTGTAGAAGATAACCTTTATCAAAACCAGTTTCCAGAGCAAGCTAAATCTCTTCGTAATTCTTTAAGGATTACTAAGAATATTCTTGGTGCAAACATATTAAACAATGCGTTTAATGCAGCTTATCCTATTGGAGATGGTCAACCTGTTTGTTCTACTGCTCACCCAATTGACGGGGGTACTTTCTCTAACGCTTTTGGTGCAGGTACTGCTAACGTTGATTTTAGCGAAGCTGGTGTTGAGCAAGCTATAATCCTGATTCAAAAATTCCCAATGCAAAGCGGTATTTTGTCTCAAACCATGGCTAAAAAGATGATTTTACCAAGAGAGCTACAATTCTCTGCTTCTCGTCTTTTAAACTCAGCTTTCCGTGTTGATGTAGCAAACAACGATATAAATGCTTTATATCATAATGACTACATCCCTGAAGGTTATAGAATCAATCAGTTTTTAACTTCACCTACTGCTTGGTTTATTTTAACTGATGCAGAAGATGGTTTAAAACATTTCCAAAGAACTCCGGTAGAAACAGACACTTATGTGGACTATCCAACTGACAACGTGATGGCGAAGGCTACAGAGCGTTATTCCTTCGGGGTTTCAAACCCTCGTGGAATTTTTGGATCACCAGGTGTTTAAATTAGTAATGGTGGGTCACTTAATATGACCCACCTTTTTTTAAAGGTATTTCATGTCTAGATCATTAAGTTATATTTTTCCTGCTGGTAATACTACCGATGTTTGTTTACTTCAGATATTAACAGGTGCTGGTAACCTTACTATAAATGGTAATCTTGCCAATCTAGTTAATGGGCAAGTATCTTTTATTCAAAAAGGTTATAGCCGTCAAATATCATTTACATCAGTAAACAATTTATCAGCTAGACAATTTACTATTACTGGCATGCAGAATGGAGTTACAATTATTGAAAACGTAACAGGCCCAAATAATAATACTGTTTATTCAGTTCAAGTTTATGATGTGATTAGTTCTATTAGTGTTGATGGAGCGGTCAATGGTGTTAGCGTAGGAACTGGTTGGCAAGGATTTTTTCCATTAATCGCTATTAACCTTGAACGGGATGTTATTAATTATACTTTAACCTTAGCAAGATTAACTGCTACATCTGTTAGCTTCTCTGTATATGGAACGTTAGATAATATAGTCAATAATAGAACATATTTAGACCACATAACTAATAATGCTAACTTATTCCAGATTCAAGCGCCAAGTACTACAGCTAATTATGTTTATTCTGGGTTAACAGGAACATACACTTATATATTAGTTCAATTAGGAGCTGGTGTTGGCACTATAGCTAATAGCATGAAATTGAACTTTATTCAGATTTAAGGAGTTGTTATGGCTATTTTTACTAAATTAACGTGGCCAATTGTAGATAAATCAGCTGTATGTGCACTACAGGATGTAGGATCAGCTGGCCCAGTAGTATTAAACGGAACATTAAATGATCCTAGTATTACGCCTCCTCAAGTTTCCTTTATTAACTCAAATCTAATAAGATCAGTGTCAATTTCGTCAGATAATAACTTAAGTGCACAAACCTTTACTATTACCGGATTTCAAAATAACGCTCCTGTTGAAGATACGATAGGAGGGCCTAATAATAATACTGTTTATGGTACTAAAAATTTTGATGTAATTACTTCGGTAAACGTTAATGGAGCGGTCAATGGTGTTAGCGTAGGAACTGGTAGTACAGGGTATTTACCTTTGTTTGTAGTAAATACTGGAACTACAACAATTAATTATTCAATGTCGGTAATATTTCCACCATCAGTTACGACAAATATTAATTATTCTGTATATCAAACATTAGACCAAATTAATACCAATTTTACTATTTTTGATAATCAACTTGGAAATTTATTTCCAGTTGCAGGACTAATTAATCAGACAAGTTCACAAATAGCTAGTTATCAAACTTTTGTTAATTTTATTTTATTAAAAATCAACAGTTCAGGAACTCCTTTAACTGATACTTTTGATTTTATATTTTTACAAGCTTAATTAGAGGTACAACTATGGCGCGTAGTAGAGCAACAAGAAATGTAATGATAGAAATGCACAAAAAACCTAAACAGTGGGTGCAGCAAGCTATTAATCCAGAAACTAAAGGTGCTCTTCATAAAGCCTTAGGAGTAGCGCAAGATAAAAAAATCCCAGAAAAAAAACTGGAAAAAGCTACTCATTCTAAAAATCCTTTAACTAGAAAAAGAGCTAATTTAGCAGAAACCTTAAGGAAATTTCATTAATGGTAAATTATGCCAACTACTTCAGGAAGATATACTTTTCAGGTTATAGAAGTTGAGCTGATCATTAGAGAGGCGTTTGAAAGAATTGGCATTTTAGGAGAATTTGTCGAAGCTCAAAAGTTAAATGCAGCAAGAACAAGTATCAATTTCCTGCTTTTGGAATGGATGAATAAAAGCGTTAATCTTTGGACGCTACAATCAGCTTATTTGCCTTTGATAACTAACCAAGGTCAGTACATATTTGATAATATAGTAGGCGATGTTATTCAGGCAAATCTTCGAACCTCCACTCGTCAGTTAAATGGAACTCCAGCAGCTTCTAATGGAGGAATTGCTGCTAATGCTTTTGATGGTAATCCTGCAACAAGCTGTGATGCTGGAGCTAATGGTAATATTTCTTATGATTATGGTGATGGAGTTACGCAGCAAATTAATTTTATAGGGATTCAGTCATTTACTACCACTGCTTATACGTTATTATTAGAAAGTTCTGTTGATAATAATGCTTGGACTTTGTTATATACAATACCACCTCAGACTTTTTTTGCTGGGGTTAATGTATGGTTTGATGTACCAACTCCTATAAATGCAAGAGCCTATAGAATCAGAGAAACAAGCGGTGCAACATTAAACATTGCTGAACTTTATTTTGACAATAACATTCTTGATTTACCTATATCAAGCGTTAGTAGATACGAATATTACACCTATCCAAACAAAAAATTACAGGGTAGGCCTACTATTTATTATTTAGATAGTCAGATTAATCCTATTTTTAATTTATGGCCAGTTCCATCTGATCAGTACAACTGCGTGCAATATACTTATAAAAAAATGATGCAGGATGTAGGGCAATTTACTAATTCCCTACAAATTCCGCAGCGTTTTTATCAAGCTATGGTCTGGGGCTTAGCTTATCATATGGCTTTAAAATACAATCCTCAGGTTGCTTCTATTATGCTTTCGGAATATGACAAGTCTTTTGCTTTAGCAGCTAGTGAAGATGCGGAAATAACGCCTCTTAGAATTTATGCCGATTATAGTAAGGGGTATTATTTATGAGTTGGGTTAACAGATGGAAAAGCAAATATGTTATTATTGATCCTAAAAATCCCGCTGCCCTTGGTGAGTGCGATGATAGCGGTTTTACCTTTAATCGTAAGGACTTGGTAAAACAAATGGAATGGCGGGGAGATAACCTTGTCTGGACAGGACTTATGGTTGGAAAACCTTATCTGGACGTACCGCAGGAACAGAACCGGCCACCACTGGTAAAATCTGACCCAAGACCTGTAATTAATCCAAGATTACCGACTCCTTATATTGATCCAGAAGCAAATCAGGTATTACCAAATAATCAGCTTGTAGCTAAGCTTAATAATTTTCATTGGGGGAGTTAATTTTATGTGTGGACGTGCTATAAGATGCGTTACAAACGTTGCCTGTGAAGCAGTTTGTAGCGTTATTGTTAATTTTTTTTGTTATCGACCTATATATGCGTGTGTTGATATTCTATTTAATCAATGCAGAAAATTATGGACTGATAGCATAAATGAAAATCAAGTTGCTGTACATCCTGGTAACGTACCAGTTCCAGCTCAGATAGTACATAATAACGATTTTGGTCTTGTTCCTGTTATAGGTGATAATCATGATGACTTGGTCTAAAACATGAAATTTGACGTTTTACATAATTTTATTTCTCCTGTTACTGGGAGAGTACTATGTGATCACAATTATATATTAGTTGGAAATGCTAATGGTATTGCCATTCCTACAATCAGCATTCCTGCTGGTAATTTACCTAATCTTTCTTTTACTAAATTCTGGGTTGGAAATGCGACAAATCGCCCTGTTGAATGTATAGTTGATCTTCCAGTATGTTATGCAACAAGTACATCAAATATAATAGCTATTTACGATAATGGTAATAATGGAGTTGGGGCTACTTTAACTTTAAGTACTGGAGGAATATTTAGTATTGATGGAGTTTTCCCTCCAATTGGTTCTTTTGTTTTAATAAAAGACCAAATCTTAAATTATCAAAATGGAGTATATGTTTATACTACTAATTTACCACTTATAATATTAACTAGAGCTGATTTTTATGATGAATCTCAAGAAATTCGGCAAGGTGACGTAATTAATGTGCAATTTGGAAACGCACATGAATTAAGCACTTGGGTTCAAACTCAAATAGTTAATACAATTGGAACAAGTAGTATTGATTATATTGGCCCTCTTGGCCCCCCGGGCCCACAGGGGCCACAAGGAGCAGAAGGGCCAAGAGGGCCAAGAGGGCCTTCAGGAGGAGGTGGAGGGGGAGACTCTATTTTTGGTAGAATAGCTAGTGGTATTGCTAATGGTATTGCTAATGCAATTGTAAATAGATTAACAGATACAGCTTTAGGAGGTCTAGCTTTAGCAGTTAGTACAGCTGGTCTTGTAGTTAGTGCCGTAGCACTTAGTAATTCTTTAAATAAACCTAGAGGAGCACAATATACTTCTGTAATTCCCACACTTGATTTAGTAGCCAATCTTAATCTTCACAATTCAAGAATAGAAAATATAGCTCAATCTCCAGGTGGAGATTTTGACGCAGTTAGCGCACGCTGGGTATGGGATTTATTGAATGACAATGTAGAAATTAAATGGGAGTAAATATCTTATGCCAATGAGTACAATAACAGTTGCTGGAATTAGTCCTACTCTTAAAGTTCTAGGAGCAACACAACAATTTAATTACACACAGGAACTATCAACTTTTCAAATAACTAATAGTTTTATTCCTACAGGTTTAATTTCTTCTACGTTTAATTTTGAACTAAGAAATAATTTATTTTCTGGATTTAGGTGGGTTCATTCAACTAATAATACTGATACTCATGGTTCATTGACCTTACAAAGTTTTGTCAATGCACAAACTACCGGAATAAATATTCTTACCTTTGGTCAAAATGGAGGCATTACACTTGATGCTCCTGTTGTTATATCCAACAACCTTGATTTAAATAATAACAAAATAATAAATTTGCTTGATCCGACTAATCCTCAAGACGCTGCTACTAAATATTATGTAGACAATGCAGGAGGAACAGTAACTTTAATTGGTAACGTTACCGGTAGTGGTGTTCTTAATACCAATATAACCACTACTCTTAACATGACATTGGATCAAATTCCGATTCCTGTTAGTAATGTTGATCTAAACAACCACAAAATAATAAATTTACTTGATCCGACTCTTGCGCAGGATGGAGCAACCAAAAACTATGTAGATACAAGGACGATTCCGATATCACAATTAGCAGGTTATGTAAGCAGCAGCGCAACATACTTAAGAGGTGATGGAGTTTGGGCAAACTTTAATTCTGCCGTTACTGCCTTAAGACTAGATCAATTTGCAATTCCTACTAACAATATTGATCTAAACAATAATAAGATCATTAACTTGGCGACCCCTACTCTTGCTACTGACGCTGCAAATAAAAGTTATGTAGATAGCACAGTTAGCGGAGCAAGTATTACTTTAACTGGAGCGGTAACTGGTACTGGTTCTGGAACTATTAATACAACTTTAACTCCTATTACAACGTCTCAAATAAGTAATTTTAATTCTTCAGTTACGGCATTTAGGTTAGATCAGTTTGCAGTTCCAATAACTAGTCTTAATATAAATAGCCAAAAAATCGTTAATCTAGCTACTCCGACATTATCAACTGATGGAGCAAATAAAGATTATGTTGATAATAGACCATATGGTATTATTTATATGTCTGGAAATGCAACAGGAACAATTGTGGCCGCAAGTACTTTTACAAAAGTTCTTGGAACTACAACAATAGCTTTTTTAAACAATTTTACAATGCCTGTAGATAATCAGCTTCAATATACCGGTACTGATACAATTAATACTATAGTAAGTGTTAATATTTCAGCAAGTCATGATTTGCTTATAGTGAATACACTTGGTGTAAGTATTTTTAAAAACGGCAGTCAAGTTTTACCTGCAAATTATTCATATCAAGCAATACAAAATGTAGCAACTTCTCTTACTATTTCAGTTTATGTTCAGTTAGCTACTAATGACTATGTAGAAGTTTTTGTTAATTCGACAAATGCAGCTACAATTCTGGTTAGTGATATGAGTTTATATGTAAAAACATAAATTTAAAAATTTATGTTATAATTAACTTTTAAAAGTTTCTGTGTAACTTAAAAACGCAAGTTAGGTTTTTTTCTTATCCGTAAAAAGAATTTGTTAATTATTATTTAGTTATCAAAGTCTTTTTATGCCAAAACCAGCAATTACTACATTTTCAAGTTTAGCAGTCAATCAAAGTCCTACCAATAAGGATAATGGACTTTATGCTCCAGAATTAACCCAAGATCAAATTGATGCAATTCCTGCTGATACATTAAGAAATGGAGCTATAGTCTATAATTTAACTGAGAACTTTTTTCAAATTTATGAAAATGATGAATGGCAATCTATAAATACTACCACTGGAGATGTAAAAGGGCCTGGTGTTTCTGTTGCTAACAATATAGCTACTTTTTCTGATAATACAGGAAAAGTAATTCAAGATAGCGGAGTAAATATTGCTCAAGTTCCAGCTCTTTTGCTATCACAAAGAACAAATAAAAAATTTTTAAAAGTACCTTTAGTTACTGTTAATGAAATAGGAAATCTAGGGCACATCAGATTCGTTAATGATGTTGGTGTAATCTTTGTTGATGGGTTAATGCCAGTTGAATTTATTACTAATGATTTGGGTGCAGAATCACAGGTTAGTTCTCTGTTTACTGGTGGTCTTCCAAGCGCTTCTTCTAGTCCTTCAGCGTTAGTTGAATTACAGACAACAACAGGAACATTATTACTTTCCAGATTAACTCAAGTTGAAATTAATGCTTTAACATTACCAGTGCCTGGTATGGTTGTTTATAACACAACCACAGGGAAATTATCAGTTTATACCGCGACTGGATGGGTACCTGTATTAGTAGCTGACACTAGCGGTAATCTTGATATGGGTGGGTATAAAATAATAAATTTAGGAACGCCTACATTATCAACTGATGGAGCAAATAAAGGTTACGTAGATGCGGCAGTTTCTGGTATTCCTTCTGCTATTGTTACTTTAAATGGTAATGTTACAGGTTCTGGAGTAGTTACTTCTCCTATAACTACTACCCTTAACATGACATTAGATCAAATACCTATTCCTGTCAGTAATGTTAATCTAAACAACCACAAAATAATCAATTTACTTGATCCGACTCTTGCGCAGGACGGAGCAACCAAAAACTATGTAGATACAAGGACGATTCCGATATCACAATTAGCAGGTTATGTAAGCAGCAGCGCAACATACTTAAGAGGTGATGGAGTTTGGGCAAACTTTAATTCTGCCGTTACTGCCTTAAGACTAGATCAATTTGCAATTCCTACTAACAATATTGATCTAAACAATAATAAGATCATTAACTTGGCGACCCCTACTCTTGCTACTGACGCTGCAAATAAAAGTTATGTAGATAGCACAGTTAGCGGAGCAAGTATTACTTTAACTGGAGCGGTAACTGGTACTGGTTCTGGAACTATTAATACAACTTTAACTCCTATTACAACGTCTCAAATAAGTAATTTTAATTCTTCAGTTACGGCATTTAGGTTAGATCAGTTTGCAGTTCCAATAACTAGTCTTAATATAAATAGCCAAAAAATCGTTAATCTAGCTACTCCGACATTATCAACTGATGGAGCAAATAAAGATTATGTTGATAATAGACCATATGGTATTATTTATATGTCTGGAAATGCAACAGGAACAATTGTGGCCGCAAGTACTTTTACAAAAGTTCTTGGAACTACAACAATAGCTTTTTTAAACAATTTTACAATGCCTGTAGATAATCAGCTTCAATATACCGGTACTGATACAATTAATACTATAGTAAGTGTTAATATTTCAGCAAGTCATGATTTGCTTATAGTGAATACACTTGGTGTAAGTATTTTTAAAAACGGCAGTCAAGTTTTACCTGCAAATTATTCATATCAAGCAATACAAAATGTAGCAACTTCTCTTACTATTTCAGTTTATGTTCAGTTAGCTACTAATGACTATGTAGAAGTTTTTGTTAATTCGACAAATGCAGCTACAATTCTGGTTAGTGATATGAGTTTATATGTAAAAACATAAATTTAAAAATTTATGTTATAATTAACTTTTAAAAGTTTCTGTGTAACTTAAAAACGCAAGTTAGGTTTTTTTCTTATCCGTAAAAAGAATTTGTTAATTATTATTTAGTTATCAAAGTCTTTTTATGCCAAAACCAGCAATTACGACATTTTCAAGTCTAGCAGTTAATCAAAGTCCTACAAATAAAGATAATGGACTTTATGCTCCTGAGTTAACCCAAGAACAAATTGATGCAATTCCTGTTGATACTCTAAGGAATGGGGCTATAGTCTATAATTTAACTGAAGATGCTTTTCAAATTTATGAAAATGATCAATGGCAATTTATAAATACTACCGCAGGCGATGTTGTAGGGCCTAATGGAGCTGGTGATAGTAATGTACCTGTATTTGATGGTACTACTGGAAAAATAATCAGAGATAGCGGAGTCCCAATTGCTCCTGTTCCACTTCTTTTGTTATCACAAAGAACTAATAAGAAATTTTTAAAAGCACCTCTAGTTACTGTTAATGAAATAGGGAATCTAGGGCATATAAGATTTGTTAATGATGTTGGCATAATCTTTGTTGATGGATTAATGCCAGTTGAATTTATTACTAACGATTTTGGGCCTGAATCGCAGGTTTGTTCTTTATTTACTGGTGGTCTTCCAAGTGTTTCTTCTAGTCCTTCAGCATTAGTTGAATTACAGACCACGACAGGAACATTATTACTTTCCAGATTAACTCAAGCTGAAATCAATGCTTTAACGTTCCCAATACCTGGGATGGTTGTTTATAACACAACCACAGGAAAATTATCAGTTTATACCGCGACTGGATGGATGCCTGTATTTGTTGCTGATGCTAGCGGTAATCTTGATATGCAAGGTTATAAAATAATAAATTTAGGGACTCCGACATTGTCTACTGACGGCGCAAATAAAGGTTATGTAGATGCTGCGGTTTCTGGCATTCCATCTGCTACAGTTACTTTATCTGGTAATGTTACGGGGTCTGGAGTAGTTACATCTCCTATAGTTACTACACTAAACATGAGACTTGATCAAATCTCTGTTCCAACTAGTAATTTAAATTTAAACAATCAAAAGATTATAAATTTACTAACACCAACACTATCTACTGATGGAGCAAATAAAGGATATGTAGATGGTAAGACATGGACAACGTCACAAATAACTGATTACACTACGGCAACTAATGCGTTGATATCAGCTGCGACAATAGTGCCATCTCAATTGAGTGGGTATCCTAATACTAATACGACTTATTTAAGGGGAGACGGAGTATGGAGTAATTTTGTAACGGCCGCAACGGCGGTTAGGCTTGATCAATTTACAGCGCCAATTAGTAGTCTAAACCTTAATAATCAGAAGATTATTAACTTAATAACACCTACATTATCTACTGATGGAGCTACTAAAGGTTATGTAGATGCTGCGGTTTCTGGCATTCCAGCTGCTACAATTACTTTAACGGGTAATGTTACGGGGTCTGGAGTAGTTACGTCTCCTATAGTTACTACAATAGTATCTGTTTCACCATCTGTAATAACTGGATATCCTGGCACTACATCTACATTTTTACGCGGAGATGGAACATGGACTAATATTTTAAGCGGAAATTTAGGGATTCAAAATGCTACTCCTAATGCACCATTACAGTTTGCTAGTATTAACGCAAATAGGAAAATAGTACTTTGGGAAGGAGCTAACAATGACCATCAGTTTAATGGGTTAGGTATAAATTCTGCTATTTTCAGGTTTCAAGTTAATGCCACTAGTAACGATTTTGTATTTTATGCCGGTACATCTTCGACTACATCAAACGAGTTAGTAAGGATAACTGGGACAGGCAATGTTGGAATAGGTACAAGTACTCCTTCTTTTCCTCTAAATATTGTTAATGGTAACGCTGGTTCAATTACAAATATATTTACCCTTCAATCTCCTAGAAGTTATTCTGCATCACAAACAGACGGCATACAAATAATAACAACCGCAAGTAATGGACTTTTAGGAACCCATGACTATGGTTCTATAATTTTTGGTAATAATCCCGCAACAAATAATGGAGGAGGAGCCAGTGTAAGATTTAATGTAGGAGGCAGTGCTTCAAATTTAAGTTTGACCGGTGGTACATTTTTATATACAGAAACTACGGGGACTAATGGAGTAAATTTAGTTAGAATTTCTGTTGGAGCTCCTTCTACTTCTATAGTTACATTTAGTGCAACTAATAATGTTATAGTTTCTCCTCCAGGTTCTTACGAATTACAAAGTAATAATAATATAAATATTCAATCAGGAAATTTATTAAAATTCTATAATTCTGGGAACACGCAATTTGCAGCTTTAAAAGCAGGAAATCTTAGTAGTAATATTACTTGGACATTACCTTTATCTGATGGAACAAATGGCCAAGTATTAACTACAAATGGAACAGGTGCTTTATCATGGGTATCTAACGCTTCTTCTTCTGCTAAATACATTTTACAAACTAGCGATGTTTCTTTACCGAATGCGCAGAGCCTTGGCAGTCTATCTACAGGGATATTAAAGAATAATGTTAGTGCTGGCACTGGGGTATTAAGTACAGCGGTAGCAGGAACTGATTATTATGCTCCAGGGTTTCCTACTTATATTGTAGAAACTGTTTCATCAACCTTTAATTTCTTGATAGGAACAGGAGTAAACAACACAGGAAATGGAAATTTTGCTATTGGAAGTCGTACTTTTTTTTCTAATGGTAGTGGAAGTAATAATTTAGCTATAGGAAATCAAGCTTGTTATTCAAATGGTGATGGAAACCTTAACATAGGAATTGGACTTCAGGCTTTATATACTAACGTATCAGGACGTTTGAATTTGGCAATAGGATATCAAAGTTTATTTTCAAATACTGGATGGGGTAATTTAGGAATTGGTTGGCTATCTTTATTTAGTACTACAACTGGTCAATATAATATTGGTATAGGGCCTGAAGCATTATATTACAATACCATTGGTAATAATAATATTGGTATAGGGCCTGAAGCATTATATTACAATACCATTGGTAATAATAATGTTGCTATAGGAAATGCTACAGGAGGTAATAACAATAATTGTAATGATTGCGTTTTTTTAGGTTATGGCGCTAATGCTTCTATTAATAATTTAACAAATGCAATTGCTATTGGATATAAGGCGCAGGTTAGTAATAGTAATGCTTTGGTACTTGGTAATGGATGTAATGTAGGAATAGGTACAAGTACTCCTAATGCACCATTACAGTTTGCTAGTATTAACGCAAATAGGAAAATAGTACTTTGGGAAGGAGCTAACAATGATCATCAATTTAATGGGCTAGGTATAAATCCCGCTATTTTCAGGTTTCAAGTTAATGCCACTAGTAACGATTTTGTATTTTATGCTGGTACATCTTCGACTACATCAAATGAAGTGGCAAGAATAACTGGTACAGGAGATTTTGTTGCAGCAGGATATATTTATGGCAATAGACCAAGTGGAATGCTGTATATCAATGACAATCTAACTACTTTTTCATCTAGTGGGGGAATAGTACAAAAAATTCCTACAACGACAGTAAGCGCCCAATTAAATCTGTTTACAATGCCAGTAAATAATAGACTTCTATATACTGGAGCAAGGACTATTTTAGCTTCTGTAATACTAAGTCTTACAGCATTTTCAAGTACTGCCACGGGGGATATTGGTTTTGGAATTTATATATATAAAAATGGAGTTTTTATTGCAGGTTCTAAACAACTTGCTTTAGCTAGAAGAGATTCAGGAGCTAGTCCGCCTATTGTTGCTATGACAAGTAGTATACTAACTCAATTAAGCCAAAATGATTATATTGAAGCATATATCTATGGAGCAAGTGGAAATATTACTGTTAATCAAATGTCATTGACTGCAACAGCTGTTTGATTTTTTAAGCTTATTAAAATTTGTGATATAGTATTAAAATAATTAAAAAGATTAGGAGAATAAACATGGTACAATCTACTCAGGATTTATTAGATTATTTAAACGGCGAATTAGTTCAGTACGATAATCAAATAACAGAACAACAGACAATGAAAACCAATATAGATGCGGCAATTAGCCAACAAGAACAAAATATATTACAGTTACAAGCCCAAAAGGATCAATGTGACGTTAATATTGCTACCTATGAACAAGATAAAATCTATGTTAATGAGCTTATAGTTATCGTAGAGAATTTATAACCTAAAAACAATTAAATAATATTTAAAGGAAAATTTATGAATATTGATACTATCATCGAGGAAACAAAAAGAAAAAGTGCTTTAATTAATGGACTTGCTATTGATTGGCAATACATTCAGCAATTAGTACCACAAGTTTTAAATGATGAAAATGCAAGATCAGCGCCTGATTTTAAAGTTGCGTGTAATAGTTTAAGGAAAATTCTTGATAGAACCGAAGAAGGAATAAAAGAATTAAAAATTATAGTACCTTCTTTTCCTGAGGAGTGAAAAAGGAAAAATAAATGGGGATTTTTATTGATTATCCTGTTAATCCTTTTTCCGGTCTTACTTCTACTCCTACAACCATTTTAGCAACGGGAAGTGGATTAAATCTACACCCATTGCAGGTTAATAGTATTACCTTATGCAATAGGGGAGCTCAAGATATAAGGTTTAATTTAAAAAGAGAAAGGACAGGAGATACTGCTGTTACAACTTTTATAATCAATCAATTTGAAATCAAAGCCTATGAAACTGTAGATGTTATGGAACGATTAGGCTTGCAGATTTTTTTAGAATATAGCATAGCTCCAAATCCTGTTATTAATGATAGTTTAATATGTTTCTCTAACGGCTATACGCAAATATTTGATTGTGAGGTTAATTACACAAGGTTAAATGACTTGCCGCTACCCCCTCCTTAATTTACACAAAAATCAAATTACAAAAATTTGTGGTATAATATAACTAATTAAAAGTTTCTGCGTAACTTAAAAACGCAAGCTGGGTTTTATCGTTCTTATCCATAAAAGAATCTTCAATTTTTATAAAAAATTTAAGAGGATTTTATGCCAAAACCAGCAATTACACGTGTGCCAAATCTGGCAATCACACCAGTTTCAACTAATAAAAATAACGGGCTTTATGC